TTTACAGAACTAGACAATATACCGCAGGGGATGTTTGAAGCATTCCTTAGAGCCACTGGAGGCAGGTAATGACTTACTTAGAAGCAATCAATAACGTACTGCGTAGGCTTCGTGAAGACCAAGCAGCTACGGTTTTAGAGTCAGACTACTCTGCCCTCATTGGAGACTTCGTTAATGACGCGAAGAGGATTGTAGAAAACTCTTGGAACTGGGCAGCACTTAGGACTTCCATCGAGGTCGTAACAGCCTCAGGGACTAACACCTACTCTCTCACAGGGTCAGGTCAGGAGTGTGTCCTAAAGAATGTCATAAACACGACAGCTAAGAACTTTATGGAAGAACGCACCAAAGGGTTCTTTGATACTGTGTACTACACTCAAGACATCGTAAGTGGTTCGCCTGTCTACTACTACGTCAATGGCGTAGATAACAGTGGCGATCTAACGGTTAAGGTCTATCCTCAGCCTACAGGTATTGAAAACCTCAGGTTTGAAGCAGCCATTCCTCAGGGTGTGATTGAGGCTGATGCCACAAGGATTAAAGTTCCTTCTAACCCTGTAGTCCAAATGGCTTACGCTATGGCTCTGAGAGAGAGGGGAGAGACAGGCGGTCAATCAGCAGCGGAGCAGTTTGCCGTAGCCTCTACAGCCTTGTCGGACGCAATAGCAATAGACGCTAACAGATTCCCTGACGAAACAATGTTTATGGTGGTATAAATGGCTCAACAACTACAGAGCATTACAATCACCGCTCCGGGCTTTGCGGGGATTAACACACAAGACGCCCCTCTCTCCCAAGAGCCTACCTTCGCGGCTGTTGCGGACAACTGTGTGATTGATAAAGAGGGAAGGATAGCTGCTCGTAAGGGGTATGAAGTCCTTACCACAGATGCTACGCCTCTTGGCTCATCCGATGGCATAGAAGCTATGGGTGAGTTCGTGGCTAATAATGGGGATATTACCTTCTTCTCCGCAGGGAATAATAAGATATTCTCTGGTACTACCACATTGACCGACATAACCCCTGCGGCCTATACAATCACAGATAACAACTGGAAGTTCATTCCTTTCAATAACCATATGTATATGTTCCAACGTGGTTATGAACCTTTAGTTTACTCAGATTCCACAGGGACTCTGGTTAAGATGTCCTCTCACGGCTCTTCATCTGGCACTCCCCCTCAGGGGAATGAGTGTATCGCAGCCTTTGGTCGTCTCTGGGTGGCAGACTTTACTAATGACAAGTCCACTATCTACTGGTCTGACCTACTAAACGGTTCAGGGTGGTCAGGAGGCTCGTCAGGCTCAATTAACATCACAAAGGTATGGCCTTCAGGGTATGACACTATCACCTCCCTAGCGGCTCATAACGGCTTCCTAATCATCTTTGGCAAGAACTCTATCTTGGTCTACGCAGGAGCAGAAAGCCCTGCATCAATGGAACTAAGTGATACAATCTCTAACATTGGCTGTGTTCAGAGAGACTCCGTAGTTTCTACGGGTAAAGACATTATCTTCTTGGACGACTCAGGTGTCCGAAGTATCTCAAGGACAATCCAAGAGAAGTCAGCCCCTATTGGGGATGTCTCCAAGAACGTCAACAATGATATTAAAGCCTTGTACGCCGCAGAGACGGGCATTATTAACATGCACTACTCTCCTCGCGAGGCATTTGTACTACTTAGCTTTACCGATTTAGGCGTGGTGTATGCTTTTGATACTCGCTTTCCTTTACAGGACGGCAGTTATAGGGCGACAAGTTGGAGCAACATGAACCCTAAGTGCTTTGCCAACACCTCTACTGAGCTGTTATATCTTGGATCTACAACTGGTATATCCGAATACAAAGGCTACGAGGATAACAATGGAGGTTATCAGTTAAGCTACTTCAGCCACCCTTTGAGCTTTGGTAATACGTCAAGTTTGAAGTTCCTGAAGAAGATCAACCTAACTACGTTTGACGGCGCAGAGGCCACAGTAGTACTGAACTGGGCGTATGACTACTCAGGAGCTTACAAGAAACAGGCTTACGTCTTACCTCAATCTAACGTAGGTCAGTATAACATTTCAGAATTCAACACAGAGGCTGAGTATTCATCGTCTATTGCTTTGATTAAAAGAAAGAAGATCAACGCTTCAGGGCAGGGTACTGTCGTAGCTGTAGGCGTAGAAACAACCGTAGAAGGTAAGTCTATTGCCTTACAAGAAATCAACATTCAAGCCCTGATGGGAAGGATAGTGTAATGTCCAACTATACTAAACTCACTAACTTTGCAGCCAAGGACGCTTTGGTCAGTGGTAACCCTGCTAAGGTTATTAAAGGCTCTGAGGTCGGGGCTGAGTTCGACGCAATACAGGTAGCCGTAGCCACCAAGAGTGACACGGCTTCACCCACATTCACAGGAACAGTAACCGCAGCTAACCTAACTGTTAGTGGTACGTCTACGTTCGGTACTATTGATGGAGGTACTTACTAATGGCTTGGTATGATCAATTACTAGGCGGCACTACAGGCAATTTGATTGCAGGTATTGGTGGCGCAGCAGCACAAAACGAAATCATTAAGAACATCCAAGGGCTTAAGGAAGACGCAACCACTGCCATCTACGGTCAGAACTACCAAGTACCAGAAGGTGGTTTGATTGGCGAGATAGGCCGTCAGGTACAGTTTAAACCCTTCACTGTTACCACTCCTACAGGAGCTAGAGCTACCTTAGGAATGGAGGAAGGCAGTACTGACAGGATGGCTCTTGGTACAGCACTAAGCCCTACTGAGCAGCAGCTACAAGAAAACCTCTTGAGCTTTGGCACTCAGGCTTTTGGTATGCTCAATGATCCTGCTCAACGCGCAGCAGAGCAAGCAAGTGTTATTGGAATGCTGACTCAAGACCCTAATCAAAGGGCAGGTCGCGAGCAAGACATATTCAATAGGATGCTTCAGACTCAACTACCCGAGCAGGAGCGTCAACGCCTAGCCCTAGAAGAGCGTCTGTTTAACCAAGGTAGGGGTGGTGTATCTACTGCTCAATACGGCGGTACACCGGAGCAGCTTGCGCTAGAAAAGGCTATTGCAGAACAACAGGCAGGTCTTGGTGTGAGTGCGATGGAGCAAGCTCGTGCTGAACAAGCTCTACAATCTCAACAAACCCTTGCGGGATTGGGTGAGACTCGAGAAAGACTAGGTATGCTTGGTGAATTAGGTTTACAGTCTATTCCTACAGGCTATGCTCCACAGAATCAACTGCTTGCCTCGCTACAGCCCGGACTAGAAGCTCAACGCATACAGTCAGCTTTGTTGTCTCAGGGTCTTGGTTTGGGTGCAGGATTGGCAGAGTCAGGACTTGAAGCTCAACTAGGGTTTGAGGCGTTGGCTAATGCTCTACGACAGCAGCAGTTCCAAGGACTGTTTGATCTGTTGAAGGGCGAGCAACAGGCTCAAGCAGCGCAACCTGCAAGCAATCCTTTATCGTTTATTACTAACGCTGCTACAGCGGCTACTCCTTTGATAAATCGAACAGCAGCACAAAACGCCAGTCCCGCGGGTGATGTAACAACTTGGAATGATTTTTTTAATTCGGTTAACACTGGCGGAGGATCTAGCTAATGACACCAATCAATATCAACACACTCTTCGCCGACATCATTGATACTCCTGAGCAGCGACAGCAGAAACTCCTACAGCAAGGTATGACTCAAGGTCAGTTGCTTGCTTCTAACCTTACAGGTCTAGCTAGGACGGCAGCCCCTTTGGCTCAGATGGCAGGTCAGCTTGGCGTACAGCGTAACGAAAACCTTCGTCGTGCAGTACAGCCTATGATTGGCATTGACCCAAGGACTACTAGCGAAAGACTTCAAGAGCAGCTAGGGAGTATCGATACTTCTACGCCTGAAGGCTTGGCGCAAGCAGCGCAAGCTATTCAATCTATTGATCCTGTTCGAGCGGCTGCATTGCGGCAAGAAGCTGTTAGAATGCGAGCGGAAATGCAAGACAGGTTAAGACAGCAAAAACGAGAGGATGAGCTAGACTCCCAACGAAGAGCAGCGGCAGAAAGAGAAGCTGAATTATTCCCAATGAAAAAAGCTACTCAAGAATTGCAATTAAACGCAGCCGAGCGTCAGCAACAAGAATCCCAAGAAGATAGAGCTAGAAGAAATTCTGCGGTTAATTCTTTGTTGGCTAATATTCCAGAAACAGAAGATAATCAGGTCTTGCGATCTTTAATTCCTTCAATGTCAGAAGAAGAGTTAATTGCGTTAGAGGCAGGAAAGCCAGAAAATTTTAAAGAAGTTAAAACAAGCGAATACGATGCAACAACAGATAGATATGTTGAGTATGTAAGTTTTGTAGATCAAAACAATCCTGAAAACAAAGTTATTATTGGTCGCACAGGAAAAAGTTTTGCTCCAAACGGCGATCAAGATCAAGCAAAGTTTGATCCACCTGCTTCTTCTATTAACAGTCTTGCAACATCTTTGGCGAAAAGCTCTGCTATTAAAGACAAATTGTCAGACCCTGGGTGGTTGGGTATGTCAGATACAACCAGCGTTAATTTAAGATCGCAGGCTTTGGCAAGAGCAATACTTAGAGCAGAGTACAGAACAGGAACTCCCGCTGAAACAATAATTGCTAACCTTAATAACATTCCAGACAAATTACTAAAACAAGGAATAGTTACTTTAAATGGCGAAAATATTGATGAAGATTGGGAAATAGTAGAGTAAAACTAAGGACACTCTCATGCCAGAAACAAAAGTCAAATCTCCCACTGGAGCAATTGTTACTGTTAAGCATCCAGAAGGAGCAACTCAAGCTCAAATTATTGAGTACGCCAAGACTCAAGTAAAACCGGAATCCTCTCCTAAAACAGCAGAGGATTTTTCTGGCATGGAAAGATTTATATATGAGTTTAGATCAACTCCTAGCATGACTGAAAATCTGGCAACACTTGCGGAAGCAGCTTTCCCTGTAGGTTATTTTGGCGATCCGCTAAATGAAGGAAATGGACTTTACACAAGCGCAGAAGAAGCTTATGGAGAGGATTACACAGAGCTATCTTTTGATGAAAGAAGGCAAAGAGTATTAGATTTTCAAAAACAAGTAGAGCAAGCTAAGTACCCTGAGCTATCCAAAATAGCGCAAGAGGGGCAAGACATGGGCGTTGCGGGAGGGCTTGGCGGTCTGGCTAGTGTAATTATAGACCCTACAAACTTATTCCCAGTGGGGCAAGGAGCAAAACAGGTTGCAGTAATTAGTGGCTTGCTTGGAGGCTCGTACCAAGCAACAAGCGAGCTAGCAGAAACAGGAACAATTAACCCTAAGAATGTTGCATTGGCAACCGGAGGCTCTGCCGCAGGCGGGGTAATTATAGACAAAGCAGTTAGAGCTGCCGTTCCTGCCTACAATAGATTAAAAGCCTCTATGAGAAAAAGAAAATCTCTCAAAGAAGTAGAGTCTGCGAATGTTGAAGTTGCTAGAATACAAGACAAGATCATAGAGCTGCAAGCAAGCGACACAATGGTAGAGAATCCTGTAGTTGCTGCGGCTGAAAGATTAGGAATGAAACCTGAAAAAGCATTAGAGAATCTTTCTAAAGCAACTGACACTCTTGATATACCAAAGCCAGAAGTTGCAAAGGCTATTAGAGAATATAAAGATGTCCTTGACAAAGGCACTGTTCCTTCTGGTTTTGTTGCCGACCTTATTGGCTCTGTATCTACCCAAGTAAAAAAGATCAGCCCTGTAGCATACAACGCTATGCAAAAATTTGAGCTTGCTAAATCTGCTCGCGTTGGAAACTACATGAAGCGTGTTAATGGTTTCGAGAAAATTGAAAAGGCTATTCCTGCTTCTGCTAAAGATACTTTTAAGCAATATCTTAGCAACGGTGATTATGATGGCGTAAAAAAACTTCTTAAAGATTATAAAATTGATAGAGTTAAAACTGGCCTTAGAACATACAGAGATACCACTGAGGTTCTTGATAGCGTTCAAGATGTTCTTGAGGATATTTATAAGTCGAGACTTACTGTTGACAAAAAAGCACAAAAAATAGAAAGCTACTTCCCTAGGTTTGTAAAAGATGCTGACGGCCTACGCAGGACACTGGGTCTTGGCTCTAAAGCTGACAGCGCGATAGATCGAATGCTAAAAACAAAAGCTGATAGCTTAAACAAAACAGTAGACGAACTTACTCAAGCTCAAAAAACCGCTGTGTTTGATGATTACTATTCAGGAAGAGCGTTAGGGGCAGGAGACTCAACGCCAGATCAGTTTAAGAAGAGACAAATATCGCAAATAGATAGCGAAATGGTTCAATACTACGAAGACCCTACGCAAGCTTTAATGTCTTACATTACTCGAATGACAGATGACACAGAGCTTCAGCGTTTATTTAATAATGCCAAAGCCAAAAGAAGTAATGAAGGCGAGTTAAATATAGATCAAAGTATTGGCGCTTACACTCAGAAGCTATTTGATGACGGAGAAATTGACTCTGTAGGAATGGCTGAGTTAAGAAAATATCTTGACGCTAGGCTTGGAGCAGGAGCAAGAAGCCCTCACAGAATATATCAAGCGCTTAAGTCTATTAGTAATACACTGTTACTAGGCAATCCTATTTCTGCAACAACACAGATAGGCGACCTTTTTGTTGCGGCTCATAGGTATGGGGTTAAGAATACTTTTGGTTCTGTATTCAAGGCTATCACTGGAAAAACTGACGTTAATGTTGAGACACTTGGGCTAGAAAAATACATTGCAGAAGATTTAACAGATGTTGGATTGACCGCTGTAATGCTAGATAAAGCATTAACATATTCTGGATTTAGGGCTATTGACAGATTGGGCAAGAATACTTCTCTTGAGGCCGCGTTTAAAATGAATAAAGCTCTTGCAAAGAGCGACAAAGGCGTAGCAAAACTGAGAGAAAAATGGGCTGACGCTTTTGGCAATGAGTTTGATTCTTTGGTTAGCGACCTTAAGTCCGGCAAAGTTACAGACAACACAAAGCTTTTGCTATGGAACGAACTATCAGGACAGCAGCCTATCTCCTTAATAGAGATGCCACTAAAATATTTACAATCTCCTAACGGCAGAATATTTTATTCACTAAAAAGTTTTACAATCAAGCAATTGGATATGCTAAGAAATAGCGTGTATGAGGAATACAAAAAAGGAAACAAAGGGCGAGCTGCTCAAAACGCTTTGTCTTACTTAATGTTGGTAGGCGGCGGCAACGCTACCGTGCAAGAAATAAGAAATGCCGAGCAAGGAAGAGGTTTTGACCTTGAAAGAATATCTGATAACGCGTTTGAACAAATGTATATGACTGCTATGACATCAAGGTATGCAGTAGAAAACAAATTAAAGAACGGAGATGTTTTGGGATTTGCTATGGAGTCAATGCTGCCTCCTACTTCTGCTCTTCAAAACCTCACTAAAGATGCTTACGCTGCTGTCAAGGCTTTAGGCACTGGCGAAGAAGTTCCAAGCAAAACAGCGCGAAGCATTCCGTTTATTGGAAGAGCTTGGTACAACTTGTTTGGTGGCGGAGCAGAAGAGTGGCTTGAAAGAAGAGAAGACTAACCCCTTGGAAGTCGCCTCTCATCCATCGTGGTGAGGGGCGTTTTTTTTAGCTCCTCCTCAATCAAGAACTCGCAGAACTGTTTAATCTTCCTCAGGTCGTCTACTCCTCCCTTGTCTCTCCATCGCGAGATGTACTTCACAATACAGCCCTCAGCAAAAGGCAGCTTGTTCGCCAGGATATAATCTATTGGCTGAATCGTCAGCTTCTGGTAGTGGCTACCTGCTATTTGATAGTCTGTGCTTTTCATTTTTTTTCCAGTTTATTTAAAACATAACTTTTCAAAAAGCTTCCTTCAAAGCATTTTGTGCCGTAGTGCGAACAAGTATAGTTCATGTCTGCATAAATTTTTATATCATTGTCTCTTAGCTTGGTGCAAATTTGTATGTCTTCGCTTATTAATCCACCATTAATTACCTGAAGGTTGCATATCATTCTTTGCTCTTTGCCGTCAGAGTTGTATGTCTCGCTATTTTCCCACAAAACTTCCATAGCTTTTCTGTTTATTCTTAAAAATCCAGTGCCAATATTTTCTACTTCTAATAAATTTAATGAAGCATCAAAAGTATGGCTGTCATAATTTTCCGGCCTTATATTGTACCTTTCTTCTTCTGTTTTCATTCGCACAGGATAGCCAACTACATCTACATCGTGAGACAAAAGAGAATAAAATGCTTCAGCGGTAAAGCCTTGGTCATCGTCAATAAAAACAATCTCGTCATATCCGTTTAAATATGCTTTTGTAAACAAATTATTACGCGCCTTTTGAACAAGGCTTTCGTGCATCCATAGCTCTAAGTTTAAATCTACATCATACTTATTAGATAAACGAAACGTCTCAGCCATAGCTATAAGGTAAGAGGCGCAGACATTGCCAGAGTAGTTAGGAGTAGCAATAAATACTTTTTTGTTTTGGCTCAATGCAGCATCTCCTCTTCTGCCTCGATGGTATCTAGGTATTCTAAGAACTGTTTCTTTAGCTTCTGGTCTGTATGAATGAACCCGCTGAAGTCTTCTAGCATAATCCCAATAGTGCCTATGACGTTCTGGTCATGCCCTTCCGCCCTTTGTATAGCGTCAACCAACCAGTCGTTGACCTCCTCTACAGAGACGGGATAGATGTTAATTACCTGTGTCATTTAAATCTCCGTTTTCCTATCTCGTCCCATAAAATTTTAAGTGGGAATAAACCTTCTTGATTAACCACTAGGCTTGACGGCCTATGAGCCATAGGCTTGCAGGTTTGAGTAAACTTCTCTCGCGAAATCATCCCTACTATCTTGAACACATCCTTGGAAACCTTCACCACTAGGACGGCAATCTTTGACTTGAACGACTCTAAACTTCTGAAGATTAAGTTGTAGTGTTCCTGTGACGCAGCCTTAACATCGATGGTCAGGTCATCCTCTTGGAAGTCTACCCCTCCGTCTGCGC